TCTGTTAGCTACCTTTGCCAAGTCTCTTGCATCGTTTAGGCTGTACGCTCTGACTGTTAGTTCTACAGTGACCACGTATTCCTGTGGCTCTGTGTAGCCTTCTGCGCCATGTAGCGCCTCTATTGCGCTAGCGTCTGCGCGTTCCCGTGCTGCATCAATGTTGCCAATGACTTGCCCTAGTGTATTGAATAAATCCATAGTCTTTTGTTCCTTAGTTAGTGAGTCCGATTAGCATAGCCCAGACAATCCAAACAAACAAGACACCGGACAGCATGATGCTACCGTTGGTTGTTGCCCTATAGATTGCTTCTTGCCTTCTTTCTTCTTCTCTTTCTTCGCGTATGGTCTTTGTGTAGTCTTTTTTCATTGCTTTAGGTCTCCCCTAGTGAATCCAAAGCGAGCCAAAGACTGCACAAGATGATTCTCTATCAGATCATCCTGATTTTCGTGTCTCTTTGTGCGTGGCTCAATGTCGCTATGGGCTATCTGTAGGCGCATGTCGGGCAATTCTTCGCGGAAAAGTCTTATGTTAAAGAATGGCCCAGCGGCGCTGTCTACTGTCTCAATGGTGGCGAATGTGTCGCCTAGTGTGTTTGTTGCGGTTCTCATGCTTCTATGCCCCCTGTCGGTATGTTAGCGATTAAAGTATTACCGTTATCCGTTACTATTTGCAAATGATAATATCTCTCATTCTCCCAGCCTACGTTGTAGCACCAATCCCTTGCTTTGTCCTCGGTGCTAAATTTATATAGGTCTTCGCTGCCATCATGTAGTTTTGCGTTTACGTAGTAGGTCATGCTGTTATGCTCCAAAATAATAGCTACTGGTGTTGGTGTTAGTCTGCAAGCGGCTGCTATTTTTGTTTGGTATGCCGTAGATCTTAACTAGGCGCTTTAGCTCTGTTTTGTATTTCTCTTGGCTATAGGTTAGCAGTTGCTCGCTGCCGTCCAAGTAAATTTTGTAGGTAAAACTCATGCTGTTATGCCTCCTTTGCATGTATGTCGAATTGTTTATGAATCAGTTTCAAATCAAGCCTGCCATACTCACTGACCGTTAAAAACCCAGCGTTATAGATACGTTCTAAACTACGTTCTAAGCGTTCTAGTTCTTGGATTGTGTTTGCCTTGTTTAAGCGTTGCAATACTGCTTTGTATTCTTCTGACATGTCTACACCTCGCCGACTAAGTTGTACAGATCATCCTGTGGCACTAACTCCACACAATCAGAGACGGCAGCTAACCACTTGTTAAGGTGCTTGCTAGTAGTCACTGACCACTTCTTCTCTGTGCGTATGTAGCGCCCAGAAGCTAGCATTGCTGCAACTGGCGTCTCGTAGCTGAAGAATACAACAGAGCCACAAGGCAAGCTAAGTTCTGTTTGATTTGCTGCAAGTTGTCGTAGTTTCATTTTGTTAGATCCTCTTTGGTTGTGTTGTGGAGCCATTGTGCCCATCGACTACCACAAAGACAAGAAATTTCTTAGATCATTTGGTTATATTCAATTGGGTTCTTATGTCTACCTGAGAGAGCCTTAGTGCCTACTACATAGGCATTCACTCTTTAGCATTCTCAAGTCCACTCAAGCAAACCGTTAGACTACCTCGCGCCCCTAAGTCTAACTGTTGTACTCTTTAGCGCACCTAAGTCTAACTGTTGGGCTTAGTGGTGCGCCTTAGTCTAACTGTTGTAATCTGTGGTGCGCCTAAGTCTAACTGTTGTGGCATGGGGCTAACGACAAGGGTACGGGGGGCACCTGTGGCTACTGATGATTATTGTAGTAGGCACTCAGGTTCTCAAAAGTAAAAATTAGAAAACTACAGTAAAATAATAAAAAAGTAAGTAATTACTAACTTATGTAACCTCTTGAATACACAAGAGAAATAAAAACTTAGATCAAGTCAAGAAAATAACAGTAAAAAGTACTTGACAAATGCTAAAAAATATGCTATAATAAATAGGTATTCTTAGATAGTTTAAGGTAAATACATTATGGATAATCAAGATGATCCTCCTAAAAGGAAGCGAGGTAGACCAAGGAAAGATGAGGTAGTTAAGAAAACTACTGGCTCTAGAGGTAAGGTAGGTAGACCTAAAGGTGATGCTTCAATTATCAATGAGTATAAAGCTAGGATGTTAGCTAGTCCTAAGTCTCGTAGAGTACTAGATAGTATATTTGATGCAGCACTAAATGATGACCATAAGAATCAAGCAGCAGCTTGGAAGCTAGTTATGGATCGTATGCTGCCCTTGAGTTACTTTGAGAAAGATAGTGCCGGTGGGCGCTCAGCAGTATCCATTACAATCTCAGGTATAGGTAGTGGCTCAGTTGAGACTGATGTTACACCTAATGACCCTATAGAAGGAGAATACACAGATGTTTAAGTACTTCAGTAGGGATGAGTTTGTATGTAAAGAAACAGGTGAGAATGAAATTGAGGATGAGCTAATCTTTGCCTTAGATGAGCTTAGAGAGCACTGTGGTTTCCCTTTTGTAATCACAAGTGGCTATAGATCACCTGACCATCCTATTGAACTAAAGAAAAAGACTCCCGGTACACATGCACAGGGTATTGCAGCAGACATAGCTGTATCCTCTGGGCTACAAAGGTACACTATAGTAAAGAATGCTGTTAAGTTAGGCTTTACTGGTATTGGTGTAGCTGGTGGCTTTGTGCATGTAGATATTAGGGCTACTGATGCACCTGTAATGTGGACGTATAGTTAAATGTTAGTAAGCACTAACAAAGACTACCTAAAGACTTTAGCACAACAAGAAGATCTAAACTGGGACGGTGATCCTGAGTTAGACGTAGAGTATGAGTGTGTAGAGGAAAAAGACCTTGATGAGTATGTAGTCAAGTGGTTTTATGACTAATCTTAACATACAACTACTGGATTGGCAAAAGGAAGTCTGGTCATCCGACACCAGATTCAAGATTGTAGCTGCCGGTAGACGTACAGGTAAGTCTAGACTAGCAGCATGGATGTTGATAGTCAATGCTCTACAGGCAGACAAAGGCCATGTGTTCTATGTAGCTCCAACACAGGGACAGGCCAGAGACATCATGTGGCAAACACTATTGGAGCTGGCGCACCCCGTTGTAACCTCTAGTCACATAAACAACCTACAGATTAAACTGGTCAACGGTGCAACCATAAGCCTTAAAGGTGCCGATAGACCTGAGACCATGCGTGGTGTATCACTAAAGTTTCTAGTGATGGACGAGTACGCAGACATGAAGCCAGAGGTTTTTGAGCAAATCCTTAGACCTGCCTTGGCTGACCAAAAGGGCGCTGCGCTGTTTATTGGTACGCCTATGGGCCGTAATCACTTCTACGACCTGTACAAATACGCAGAGCTAGGTGACGATGAGTCCTATGAGTCATGGCACTTTACAAGCTATGACAACGAGTTGTTAGACCCAGACGAGATTGACCTAGCTAAAAAGTCTATGTCATCCTACGCCTTCCGTCAAGAGTTTATGGCATCCTTTGAAGCCAGAGGCTCAGAGATGTTTAAGGAAGACTGGGTTGTGTTTGATGAGACACCTGACATAGGTGACTACTACATCAGCATTGACTTGGCTGGCTTTGAGGACGTAAGTAAGAAAAGAACTAAAAACTCTAAGCTGGATGAATCTGCAATTGCAGTAGTGAAGGTCAATGAAAACGGCTGGCACTTAGAGAACATCATACACGGTAGGTGGGACTTAGCGGAGACAGCTAGGAAGATATTTGAGGCTGTGCGGGACTACAGGCCCATCAGCGTAGGGATAGAGCGTGGTATCTCTAAGCAGGCTGTCATGTCACCATTGATGGACATGATGAAGCAGAACGGTAGATTTTTTGTTGTGGAAGAACTAACCCACGGCAACCGTAAAAAGACAGACAGAATCATGTGGGCACTACAGGGTAGATTTGAGAATGGTCAGATTACCTTGGGCAAGGGTGAGTGGAACAGTAAGTTTTTAGATCAACTGTTTCAGTTTCCTGACCCCTTGACACATGATGACCTTGTGGATGCTTTTGCGTACACAGACCAATTGGCTAAAGTAGCCTACAGTTATGACTTTGAGATTGATGATCTTGAGGTCTTGGACGTTGTAACAGGATATTAATATGGCAAAGTCAAGAGTCAATGAAGCCGGTAATTACACCAAGCCCACTATGCGTAAGAACCTATTTAATAAAATCAAAGCAGGTGGCAAGGGTGGTAAGCCCGGACAATGGAGTGCGAGAAAAGCCCAGATGCTTGCAAAAGAGTACAAAGCCAAAGGTGGAGGATACAAGTAATGAAAGGTGTAGCTCATTATACCAAAGAAGGCAAAGAATGGAAAGGCAATACTCACAAGATGCCAAACGGACAATTGCATACGCATAAGTCTCATGGCAAGACAAGCCAACGCTTGTATCACTTCAAAGAACTAAGCAAGACTGCACAAAAGAGAGCTAAATAATGGCTCTTTCTAAGTCACAACAGTCCTTAAAGAAGTGGACTAAGCAGAAGTGGCGTACAAAGTCAGGGAAGCCTAGCACTCAAGGCTCAAAAGCTACAGGTGAGCGTTACTTACCAGAGAAAGCAATCAAGTCTTTGTCGGCTAAAGAGTACGCAGCTACCACCAGAAAGAAAAGAAAAGACACAAAAGCCGGTAAACAGCACAGTAAGCAGCCTAAACGCATTGCTTCTAAAACTAAACGCTCACGTTAAGGGTAAACAGTATGGATTATGGCGACAACGATGTTCTATCTAGCGATGAACACCTAGAAAACTGGGTAATGGCTAAGTGTGACTCGTGGAGAGACCACTATGAGTCTAATTATGCGGAAAGATTTGAAGAATTTTACCGTTTGTGGCGGGGAATCTGGGCAGCAGAGGACATGGAGCGCAAAAGTGAGCGTTCACGTATCATTTCCCCTGCATTACAGCAGGC